TTTAGTGACCACCTCTAACATAGCATTATCAATTCTAGTGTATCGTTCTTCTTCGATGTAGTCGTGAGAATCAAGCGGCTCTTGATCAAAGTAATCAATAAACATCATTGAGTTGTCTCTTGCATATAGAGAATCTACACCAGAGATTGCCGCACTCGGTTGGATTGCACCAGTGTCACTAAGCATACTGACAACTGATATATCGTATGCAGAACCCTCATTTACTGAATCAAATGTCAACGTATCACTTCCGGTTTTACTTATTGCATATTTTGAAAATGAGCACCCGTTCACAGGCGTTGTGATCATTGGAGTAAGCTTCCTTATTATATGATCGATCACTGCCTCTCCATTTGTAATTTCAGCATTATTGACGTCAATTTCTAAATCAATCGCATCAAAATTTGAGCCAACACCCTGGACTGCTGTGTCGTGATTACCACCGGTGTTGAATTTAATTTCCAATGTGAAATCGTTGAGATAACCATCACCAATGTTGAGCTTGATAAAGTCGTTATTAATTGGTTCACCAGTGAATCTTATATTAAACTTGCCTTTGACACCTGTGTCGCCAGTTAGCATCGCCCGGACGCCACGGACGTCCTCGAAGGCAACATCACTATTGCCACAATCCTCTTTCGGAAAACGATTTTCACGTAGATTTACAAAGTCGTCGATCGGATCGAGATACTGAGTGAAGACACTGTATCGATGTCTCTCATAAGTTTGCATTGGATGAAGATCAAAAGTTCGACTTAATCGTTCGAACACATCTACACGACCTGACATAGGAGTGTAATCTACGTAGTGGTCTGAAACGTATATTTGTTCGAACATTCTAGTTATTTGATCGACAAGAGTTGAGCCATACATTTCCGCATACATTGTCATGAGCGACCAAGTTTGTTGATCCGGAAGAACGTAATGAGGGTCTTCATGCCACAAAAAATAATCTTGATGTGTGCCTAATATTTCCTCCCGTCTTGGGAATTGACGAATAAGAATTTCAGTAGAATCATGTGTGTCGAATCTATCGAGTGTTGTTGGATCTCCAGCAATGCCAGCTGTACCTTTTGAACCAATGTTGGCATCGTAATTTGATCTAGGATCATGACTCGCATTGTTGTCGTAACCACCAGGAAATTGTTCTAGTCGGAATAAAGTTTCGTTCCCAGGTACAATTGTTCGTCTGGAATGGGGCACAACCGATTGTATCGTATCAACTCTTATATCCTCATAGAACATACGTGCATTGGAATTATCCTTATGAAAACCATTGAGCCGCCATTCATGTTGCTCTTTCTGGTCACCAAACTGATTCGTTGCAACGTCTATATATGTACAATTAGATGCGATAGAGAGATTCAGTGTCGTGCCCGTATTCACAACTGTTTTCGCTATGATATTTATTTTGTCTTCCGTGATCGTCTGTTGTGTGCCATCAGGCATTACTTCTAGCGTGCCTATTGAATAAAGTTTGAATTCAAATGTGTCTTCCGGAAATGCTAAAATAATAGCGTCCCTAGTTGCTTCTAATAGCTCACGCATTGAATGAGTATTGTCTGAGATGTCTATTGCCGTGTGTGAATTACCTAACGTCCGACCGTTTGCACCACCAGTAGCATATTCAAAAACAATAGCTGACCCTGTTTGCGGTGTGATCGTGATTGTTTTACCAATAAGGTCACTGCTGCTAGCCAAATTCATGTTATATGCACGAATAAATGGGCTGCCAGCGTCCTGTTCAAAAATAATGTCAGCTGTTGGTCTATGCTCTTCTGCAGGGACATCTACGATATACTGTTTTCTAACTTTCTTTATATCTCTTCTTGTTTGAAACCCACCACGACCAATTATCGCTAATCCAGCATGATCTATATTCACTTCTGTGATGTCTAACCCTTGATACTGAGCTTCCAGGCCATTCTGTTGAAGAGGCCGCTGTTTGACGTTCGAACGGTAAGTATCTCTGGAGTTTTTTGTCTTTATAGCCATTACGTAATCTCCGATCTTATTGTACCAAGTATTAGCGGCTCTTGTGAGAAAGCTTGTCTATCCCTGATGTCTACATGCACGTCCCCTTGCTTGTATTCCATTTTATGTCTTTCTAGCATGTGTGACTCGATGATGAAATTTATACCAAGGAAATCTGCAGTATGCGGGATAAAGCGGCCAATCAAACCTGCAAAGTTTCCATTGAACCATCTTTGAAACTCGATCATAGCATTGTAATTAATGTCGCCAGTGAGTCTTCGGAAGTAAAGATCTAGTGATTTTCGAACTTCTGGGTATTCTACTGCATATTCCATTTCTGGTGCACCTAGATACTCATTCAGCATTGAGATATTACCCAATACATTGATCATATCTTCATTCAATGCATTGACAATGGAGGATTCTATAGAGAATCTACGATCGTCTATTCCAGTTTCAAATGGGAGTTCAGTGAGCACTCCGTGGTGTGCAAAATTATCTTCTGCGGTTTCTTTATCAGAAAACGATCTGATTCTAACTTTGTTTGTTGAAGAATTAGAATCAAAATCAGGTGGCACAATTGTGTACACAAAATCTTCTTTATACAAAGCTCCAGTGTTTCCGTTTAATAGAAGATGATCGTTATTCTGGGAAGTGTCAATCAGTTCGAGCTCGTTGCCTGTGAATGTTAGTTCGGACTGCAACATATCAAATGACTGCCTTAATCGTTGCCAACCACCCTCAGGCATTGATCCCTCGAACTTTGTTGATAATTTACCCAATGGTATTGAACTGTATCGTTCAGGATTACTAACAGAGAAAGTTATAGCCCCTGCTGTTGCATTATTCCCATTGGCGACTGTTATTTCGTGTGGTGTAGTTGCTGTATTCACAGAGGCCACTGACACACTAGAAGTTGCAAAAGCACCACCACCTGATACTTTTGTTAGAGTAGCACCAACTACAACACTCGATGCATCTGCCACTTTCACAATAGCATTTGAATTTAATAAATTAACGCTGGTTGTTAGATTCGAAGGATTCGCAACTATGGGGATCCTAGCTATGTAATCAGCTGATATGAATGAATTTGAATTTATGGGGTTCTCAGTCGCGACAGAGAAGGGGTTGTGAGCATGTTCGATTTGTTCCGATCTAGTCAGTGATTTTGTCCAAAACCTCATGTGCGACAAGCCACCAGAGTAGTTAGTAGTTCTCACTTGCGCACGTTTTCCAACTTCGACTCCATCTACCAAAGTCGCCGGAATTTGCGTGTAATTAAAAACGTCATCGTATGATGCACTTCGGTCACCAATATAGTACCTGAACTTGTTTGCATTGTTTGCAACAGGATCATCGGCATGTATAGCGAACATTGGGATCGGACCTTGAAGAGAGTGGTTGTTCAAGATGTCATTGGATTTCCCTGTCGCACCTCTTGTATATGCAAGGGATCCTGAGTAATGTTCAACGATATATTCTCCAGATGTTTTTATACATCGAACAGTGACAGTGTTTTCAGTCGTGCCATACTCGTTGTTAATTGAGATATACCAAGGGTTTTCATCCCAAAGATTCACATTCGGAATGTCTAACACTTGCGGATCTGAAGATGTTTTGAATCCATCTAAGAATAGCCTTATATTAAAATCAGGGCCGTTGTTATTCGTAGATCTCATAGCAACAAGATTTGCTAGAATTTGATTATCATTTTCTAAACGAAAAAGTGAAGCAGTAGTTTCTGTCTTAAGTAATTTATATCTGCCTTCCCATGCCCAAGAACCCGAAGTGAAAAGTGTAGGGATAGGAGGACCATCGGCCGTGGATATAGTTATGTCACCCGCTTGAAATAATATTTCTCCTACTTGAGGTGCACTGGTTGCATCAGGAGCTCCAGGCGCATGCCTATATGCCCAAAGCGGTGCGGACTTTACGTAATTTAATTTGTCAAATCTTAGAAAACCAGAATTTTTCTTTTTCTTTTTACGAGCAGAAGTTATCTGTTTTGAGATGGCACCACCAAATTCTTTGAATCTAAAAGTAGAATCTGCTTCGATGCCAAGTGTGTTCATCAATGCTTTGATTCCCTGTATTGTACCTCTTGAGCGTAAGAGAAAAGGCAGATTGATAAGAATTCGTCGCCATATTAAATCGGTCGTATTGCTTAGTGGATCCGATTCTCCTCTTGTGTTTGTAAGATTTTCACCGCTTTTGAATTTACTTGGTGTTTCATTTGAATACGGGTTTGGCAAATTAATGCCGTAATAGTCAGAAAGGAATAGGATCACTTGTGATGGAATTTGATTATAGTCATCGTATGTCACCTTATCTAATAACGAGAACGCATCGATATATAATTTGATGTCGTCAAAGAAATTAGCCCAAACAAATAAGAATGACAACATCAAAACTCTTGGTGGCAACTTCGCATGACCAGGTATAGGATGAGTGACTCTTTTTGTTTCCATAGCCATCGGAGTTTCAAAATTATCTTCGATGCCTTCGAAGAACTGAGCTTCTTCAAAGTAATGCTGAGGCACTAATTTTGTTATCAGGTTGGGGTTGTTCCTATCATAATGATTTGCTTCTACAAGCATGCTCGTGTTGAGTTGCTCATTCGGTGCCCAATCTGGAAAGAGAATATAGTTGTTGCTAAGTTTTTCATTCTGCAAAGGTGTATTTACACCTTCGATTTTAGCCTTGGGATCGAAAGATCCTATCAAGCCATTAATTAAGATGTGTAATCCATTCCCACTATAGTCAAGAACTATACTCTCAGCACCATACGTATGCGTTGTGAAGGAAGGTTCATTGAATCTATAGTAAAGTTGTAAAAATTCCTGTGCATCAATATTTTTATGCATCGTGGCAAGTATTTCAGATTCTGTTTTCACTTTTGACCAAATTCTAAATTCATCCAACTGGCCTCGAAAAGCACTCACTGCAGAAATAGTTTTAGCAAACGTAGCGATCGTTGAACCTGTACCAATTTTAATAGCACTGTTAGCAAGCTTTATATTGTCTAATTCTGATTTCGTATTATTCGTACTAGAAATAAATTCGCCATTTAAGTAACCAAGGACTCTTTCGGTTTCGGCTCTTTCGTACACAAAAGCAACATGGTACCAAGTATCATACACCATACCTTTAAGCTCGTGATATATAGCTTTGAATTTATCTGAAGAAATATGAAAGCCAACACTAAACGTGTTTGTAGAATATGTAATACCGTCACCGTCTGGGTCAGTGCCAGCGTTCACTCCTTCATACGTTATAGTTACTCCCTTATCTCTGCTCGTATCTACTTTTTGATATATAGGCCTGACAGCAGTGGCATGATCGGATGAATTAACTCTTACCCAAAATTCATGTGTGGCACCTCTAACATGAAAATTTTCTGTTGCTTTTGCCTCACCAATCACCTTAGTTAGATCCGGGGCATAAAACCCAGTTTGGTCTTCCACCTGCATGAAAGCATTGCCGTCAAAATTAAAATACCCGAGGTTAGAATCAAATCTTTTCAAGATGTAAGCTGTGAAACCGCCTATATCAGCTAGAAAAGTTTCCTTTTCATCTGACGTTCCATCAAAAGGATACCCATTGATAATTTGATCAAATGCTAAATTAACTTTTGCTTCTGCAGAATTAAAGAATACGTGACTTGCGTAATCACTCCAATCAACTTTAAGTTGTTGTGTACTTTTCAGACCTGTACCAATTGGGTCATTTTTCCATATATCTGATGTGACACCTGGTGAATCTTGTTCCAAAATTTCACCTGTAATGCTTCGAACAACAGATCTTGAAGTGTTACGAGGGTTTGTTGTCGTACTAAATAATCCTGCAGCCATTATACCACCTTAAAAGCAACGTTTGTTTCGTGCACTCTTCGTTTGCCAAAATCATAATATGCAATGTCTATAGTGTAAGTTTTTCCGTAAGGGCATATTGAAGCAGGAAAAGAAAAATAAGGGCCTTGCTCGTCGACAGATAGTCTCGTGTATTCTGCTGCTGTCGACAGCGTGTCTGAAAATGGCACAATTATATTCCCGTTGTTTGCATCTTTAATTTGGTAGTACATCTTTTCCAGCTTGATAGATTTAAGTTCGATAGATTTTCGAACTGCTCTATGCGTTGCCTTCCTATCTTCAACGAATAACCGAATCACTGGGTTTTCTTTTCGAGTGTAAGAGCTTTCCAAATTACGCAAGGCTATTCGAAGATTTCTCGGTTGAGGAGAAGCAGATGCGTATGGTTTTTTAAGATCAACCGATCCTGAATACACCAACGTAGAACCTATTGTCCACCGCTCTTGTAAGGTTACAGAACCACTCGCTAGAAGATGAGGCGCTAATGTGGCATCTTCCGCATCGATCGCCGAAACTGATACTTTATATAATCCTGTTTGAGAGATCCCAGCGATGGATTGCACAGCTGTTGTAGTCGATGTAGAAGTGAAATTGCCGAATGTTAGTTTGCAAGTTAGTGGCGTCGAAGATAAATTTTGAGTGAATGAACTTGCTGCATTGTTAGAAAAGTTCCTGATGTACAACTCGTTGGTTTTACCAGTTTCAAAATCGAGCCTATCATCTATTGTGTGCGAAGCCCATGAGGCTTCAATTCTTGGAACAATAAATTTGTTTTTTGAATGACGACTAGCAAAGCGTTTCACAAAATATGTCTTACTATCTGATTCCTTTGTTGAGTCAAACTTCAAGATCCAACCATTGTTTGCAACTTCAGAATTCCAATACGCCTTCACATACGTTGTAATATCCATTCTCAAATCTTCATCGCCTTTAGCAAACGTTTGTTTCGCAATGTAACCAGAAGCATGCACACCTGTCCAAGTTGTGAGCCACCAACCGCCAGGTGCATCCCACGTGCTACCAGCGCCAGACGTATCTGAATCGTTCCACTTAGTATTAAGTGAGCCACTCACCCAGTTTGCAGCTTGAAGTTCTGAAAATCCTATAATGTCTGATCCTAGACCTTCGTCAAATGTCTGTCTAAGTGGATATAATTCAAGAGAAAAATCAGATGGTGCCACTTGACTTCCTTGTACATCTTTCACTACAAGTTCGATTTTAAGTGTGCTATCGCTTGTGCTGACCAAGGATGCCAGATCTGTTTCCAGTTGATCCAAATCGAAGAACAATAGTCCACGGGATAGCTCTTGAATGTCACCTGTTTCGTCTTTCATCGAGCTTTCATTATGGAGCTTGAACAAATCTATTGTGGATGCATAGCCAACATTAGCATCTGTCGCTCTTCTGACGCCAGCAATCACTTTGTTTGTTATGTATGTGTCCTTCGAACATGTTAGATGATGTATCATTTGTTATACCTCTATAATACTGTAACCGATATGTCGGCTTTTGCATATCTTAATTCGTAAATCTCATGCGGTTCTGCGATATACTCATCATTTACCAAGCACATTTCCAAATTTTTCTGAGTGTTTGAGTATGTTTTCTTTTGCACCGTACCTGCTATGTTCACCAGTTCTATTTTTGGCACTGCGATCACTCCTGGCTGATTGAATACAGTGTTGAAAATATCACTTTTGACGATAGATTTTCCAAGAGCCATCGTGTCTGCTGTGTATAATCCACTCACTTTTCTAATGATCAATGAAATTAATTCATACTTGTTCACACTAGGGGAGAATGTGCACTCAATATTTATTCTAAAATTCACAACTGTCGCATCTAAAACGTCCATTGCGTCACCAATTAGACGAAACTCATTAAGATAGGTGCTCAAATTCTTTTTTAGTGAATCACTAGCTGGTACTAACCTACCGGTGGCATCTCTTGAAATAACATATAATATCGACGACAATGCATTTTCAGGATTTGGTAATACATTCGCTCGATACACAACACCAAACTCAGTGGGAAGCGTGTATATACGTGCCAAAAGATCTTCTGTCGTTACAACTCTATTCTGCATTGTTCTTGCAGAAGTCACAAAATTCTTCAGGTCTTGTAAAGAAGGCGCCGCAGCCCCACCTGTACCGGCCGTAGGGTTGCTCACCGATAAGGAATTTCTAATTGCCCTTGCAGAATCGTAAGAGACGTTTGGTAAAAATTCAAATTCGACTTTACTTACTGTTGTTATCGTATCATTCGCAACATTGTGATTAGCTCCACCACCATATCTATAAATAATTGTCATCGTTGTATTAGAAGGTGAAATTCCTAAAGAGGGCGATTGCAACAATCTATTTGGGTCAAGACTAAACGATGAGAATGTAGTTTTCCCATATAGCGGAAGAGCCATATCTGATGGATCAGGCACTCTTGCATCTTTAATATTAGAACCATCACCTGAGCCAAATCGTATTGTAGTTGTTCGACCTTGAACTGCTGTTCTGGCAATGTATCTATAAGGCGAAGCGATCACTTCAATGCTATTGGTACCGTTTGATAATCTATTTTTCTTAAACACAGTGTCTTGAGACAAGGATTCTACTTCATGATAATCGTTACCATCAGAATCGTACACTCTCAATATAGATGTTACGTGTGGATCTTCCAAAGTTATAGTTCTAAATGGGACAAAGCCACTTCCAAGCACGACTGTCTGTGTTTTAAGTTCACCAGAAACGCAAAGTGCTGTTCTTTTCATAACAAAAGATTCAATCTTACCAGATGAATTTGTAATTGCGACTGTTTCTGCTGTATATGTACCGTTTTCGTTTCTTTCCGAGAAGTCAATAGGTTCAGTAAGAAAAAATGTTACACCAGCAGAGGATTCAAGTTTAGCCCCGTCTTTAATTATTGGCAACTCCAATCTCTTCGGTACCTTTTGGTTCGTGACAGGATCCGTGTCAATACCAACTTCGATATAGAAATCAACGTTTACAGAAGCAGGCGCGTCGCCCATAATTTTAATCCCAGCATTTCTTACCATAGCTTCTATGTTTTGAGCTTCTACAGCAGTAGCTGGATTTAATTCTCTAAATTGATGATCTAAATAAAACGACATGTTGTCACCAATGTAGGCTGCCATATCTAAGAAAAGACCTCCCATAGATGCTTCTGAGAAATCTTGTATCTTATCTTTGAAATACGTGTTAGCATATCGCAGTAATTCTAATCGAAAATCACCAAAGTCTCGATTTAAGTAGTTTCTCTTTCTTTGTAATCCAAATTTGCTTTTAATATTGTCTGACACATTAACCTCCTACAAACAGCATGACTTCTAACGATCTGGTTGCCTTATCTATTTTTGGAACTTTGTAAGTCACTTGGATACCAACCTTTGCAACTGATTTATTATCGTTCCTGTCAACAAATACTTGGAAATTACTAAGACTTACGAATGGCATGTATTTCTTTACAGCCGCTTTTATATTTTGAATTGCTTTCATATCAGCATCTTCAGTTCCTAGATCAAACAAAAGAGGTCTTAGGTTTGCTCCAAAGTCGTAGAATCCAATTCTCTCGCCATGATTTGTTAGTATTAAATTCCTAAGATTGTCTGAAATTTGCTTTGCAACATCAGTATGCATGGTAAATAGCCCATCATCGATTGAAAGCTCCAAAGGCGTTTTGATACCAATCGGCGGCATCTGTCTTACAGGCGCATCTACCTCTTTAGGGATGTCTGCTACGTTATTGCCAGCCCCTTTGAAGCTATAAACTTTTCTTGTTTGATTACCAACTAAACTCATGTGTGACCCTCTGGAGTGTAATTAGGGGAATAGAATAAATCTTAAGCGAGATTCCCGTTTCCTGCTCCAGTTGAAGTGCCAAATACGGGAGCAGCACCAGTTGGAGCTAAGGGTGCAGCTGTGCCTACAATAACTCCTGTCGTTGTAGTGATAACTTGTGCACTCATCGTATAATCATGTACCGCTTTTGCGAGGGCTTTTGCAAGATCTTTCATTAGTTTTTCTGCATCTGCGCCATCTTTTTGGCCTTCAGCTAGTAAAGTCATGTAGGCATCAGTGATTGCTTGTTCCATAATGGGGTATGCGGATGCTAGTGGCATTGTTATTCTCCAAATATACGTTCTGATTGTAATTTATCTATTTTTGCTTTGTGGGATGCTAGTTCTCCTTGCAGAGTTCCTATGGCTGCGTTAATTTGTGGGGACGGTGCACCGTAACCTGGCGTCGTGTGTGTAAGCATCGTATTACAAAACGAATCTAATGATGTATGCATGTCTTCCAAATACTCTTTCATCACTGAAAATTTGATGTATGGCTGCATATTCCCTTCACCGGGGCCTTCTCCCTGGCCACCTTCATCCTTTGATTTGCCGATAAATATCTTTTCACCGGTGATATGAATTGTTCCATCATTATTCAATATGACGCTTGCACCTAGACCCTCTTCTCCCTTTTCTTTTACGATGCGAATAGAACCGTTTTCCCGAGCAACCACTCTTATCTCGTTTGATTTCATAGCGATGGCTGCATCTTGTTTGTCCTCTTGTTCACCCGTGGCCAAAATAGGAGTTTCAGTTGCTAGAGTTAATTTTTTATCAATCTCTGACTGCATTGTGACGTATATTCTAGACATATCAAAGTGAAAATCTGGATCTCCCTCGCATTGATTTGGTTCAAGCTTGTTCAAAGCGGCTATCTTGTCTGTTTCTATTTCGCCAGATTCGTTTTCCATAAGCCGAGCACATGTTCTTGGAGGATCTGTGCCTGCATCTGACTCATTACTTGGAGTTTGTTCGTCTCCTTCAGGATCAGGTGTTCCTCTTCCTACCACTATATCAATTGTGCCCGATTTTTCAATCACTTCATCATTGGAATTAGACAAAGTAAATTCTTCATCATCTTTCACCCAGCCTCTATCAGTTGAAAATGCAATTAAAGTGTTATTAGAACCTTGTAAAACTAAGTCACCAGGCTTTGGCGTATAGCGAGGAACGGATTCTCTAAGCCCATTTGGAAACTGCTTGTTGGCTAATAGTGATTTTGTATCCGAGCCTTTCGGAGCATTTCCTGCACCACCTTGGTCACCACCTGCTCCGTTGTTGAATCTAGCAATTAGTCGTTTTACAGCTCCTTGTTCTTCGTCTGCTTTTTCCTTTGCATCACCTTTTTTCGCCGATGGTGTTTCCAAATCACGGTCTTTGTGCGTGTAGTTGACGTCTTCAGACACTCCAGAGCCTGCAATTCTTGATAACCAGTACAAAGTATCGCCATCTTCGTGTAACCAGACTTGTTCACCAACATGTATTGGTAGCATGACGTGTGTTTGAAAAAATGGATAGACACAGTCTATCGTTTCACTCGCACCATCTGTTATCTGTTTGACCAATAATGACCCTCGAGGTGCTTGTAACGCAGCTTCTTCGTTTTTTATTTTCTCTTTGAAAGGATTTTCTTCCTCTTCAAATTTTGCAGCAAGCAAAGCTGGATCGGTAAGAACCTCTACAACTAGGCCTTTCTTAAAAGTACCTTCGCCAGTTGACGCTTCGGCCGCTTTATTTGATTGGCCTCTGGTATTATCTTTCGTAGTTGACGATGTAGCATCAACACCAACTTTCCTTAATGCCATGTGTCACCCCGAAATTTGCGCAAATAAGTTTTCTGGGTCTATTTGTGCCGCCTTTTCTTCT